AATTAATTCATTTGTTTCGCTTTGTTGATTTGTAATTAATTCATTTGTTTCGCTTTGTTGATTTGTAATTAATTCATTTGTTTCGCTTTGTTGATTTGTTTCATTTTTACAAAATATACATTCTAAATTTTGTATAATATTTTCATGATAAATTTTAGAATATGTATCGCAAACATTACATATGGTCATTGATTCTGGGTAAGGGATGATAAATGAATTTTTTTTTCTTGTTATTATAAGGTTCATTTTATATTGTTGTATAAGCAATGAGATTTTTTTATTACACTGTGTTATTTTTTTATTACCGTTAATAAACATTCCTATATTTGGTAATTTAATATTTAAATTTTTATGAGTAAATGTCAAATCATCTTTTTTATAAAAGTTTTGTAAAATTTTACAATTTTCAGAAAACAAATTTACAGTATCATTAATTATTATATTTGAAATAATATGATTAAATGGTATAATACTATCAAGTATTTCATTACAATTTTGTATATTGATATTTATAGAAATTGATATGATATTTTGTATATTGTATTGTATTATAAGATTATTTATACTAGTAGTAAAAACGTTATATTTTTTTACATTAAAATAACTAGTCCCATCAACAAATAATACATCATTTTTCGTAAAGTATCTCTCTTGTTCTTTATTGAAATACAAAATAGATTCTGTCAAAAGATTTTTTTCTAATAACATTTTAGATACTAATATAATATTTTTAGGATAAGGTTTTTTTAATCTATCTATAATATCTACTCGCGGTTCTATTAATAAAACATAAACATTTGGCGAATCTTGATATTTATCAAGACATTTATCTACATATCCGTAAATAATATTACAAGATTTCAAAGACATAATGTAATGTAATATAATATAATATAATAAATATAATAATAAATCAAAGTGAAAAAATAAAATAAAAAATAAATTGTATATATAATGAATACTAAAGAGAATAAAGATAATATAAAAGTAAAAATGCCTCAGATAATTGACAAAGTTCCATTGATACCTACTATATCATCTTTACATCAAGAAAAATATATAAAGGAAACAAACAAAATTGATATTTACAATATTGTTTTAAATAAAATTGTAGAAAAAATACTGTATACAAATCGCCATACAGACAAGACCTATGTTATTTTTGAAGTTCCCAAAATACTCATAGGATATCCTCAATATGATATGAAATCTTGTATTTTATTTATTATAAATAGATTATCATTAAATGATTATTTCGTAGATTATTTAGATCCTTTTTATATTTATATCGATTGGGGATCTAAGGAATCTAGAAAAGAAATATATAAAAGAAAAATCAAAACAGAAATACCTTTACATCTACCTAAATTTGTTGTAAAAAATGCAGATAATTTAAAAGCTCAAACAAAAGCTTTATTAACTCAATTCCCAGATACATCAAAAGTAGAATTTGTTTACGAAGATAAATATAAAGAAAAATTACAAAACAAAGGTAAAAAAAATATAAATACAAAAGGTAAAAAAAATATAAATACAAAAGGTAAAAAAAAAAGGTGAAAAATACGTCGCTTGTAAAATAATTTTATTCAGATTTTATAAAATGTTAAAATAAAAAGTTAAAATAAAAAGTGAAAATAAAGATTTACAATTTAAATTATGATGACAATTAACCCAAAAAAGTTAAAGAATAATCAGATATGTTTATCACATAAATGGATAAATGATATAATAAATGAAAATGAAAATGAAAATGAAAATGAAAATGAAAATGAAAAATACAAATGTATAATTGTAAAGGAAAACGATATTGATTTGATTAATTTTATAAATAAAAATGATATAATGATTAGAATTAAAGAACTTTGTTTTTTTAAAGATTACATGTATTTAAAAATTATAAAAAAAGAAAATATAAAAAAAGAAAATATAAAAAAAGAAAATATAAAAAAAGAAAATATAATATCATTCATTTGTTTAAAAAAGCAGAATATATGTATAAAGGATCCGGTACGTAATTTTGGGCGTAATTATTTTAAAATGTATAATTCTATATTGATAGATTATATATGTATATCTAAAGATAAAGCGATTAGTATATCTATAGGTAAAGCGATTAGTATATCTATAAATGAATTTTTTAAAGTATATAAAAATGAAGAAATTTCTTGTTTTATTTATAATACAACTGAAAAATCCAATGACTTAATGGCGTGTGATGAATTGTTATTTTGTAAAAAATCATTTTATTATAGACCGATATACATTAACAGAATAATAAATTGTAATATTTTTAGTCAATGTACTGATAATTATTATAAATTATTAAAAAAAATTTATAATACTTTTAGTTATAATGTATCATTTATAAATAATATTACAATAGAATTTTTTACAGACAATAATAGTAACGATAAATTATTAGCCGAGTTATTAAGTGATTCTTTAAATAATTATAATACAAAAAATCTAGAAGTTTTTGTATACATAGATGCAAATACAATGTATAATATATTAAAAAATCCTTTGTTTTATAAATTTATAATAAGAGACAATGATAATGCAATTGTGGATTTTGTATGTATGCAAAGTTCTTATATAACAAATAATTTTAATTCTGATATTTATTGTAAAAATGGTAACTATTATTGTAGTTTTTACTCGGATTCGTCACCAAATCATATATCTTATATTTTAGAAGTTATAAGCGAATATTGTTACAAAAATGATATATTTGACGTAATAACGTTAAGTGATTTTCTTAGTGGAGATGAATCTAATTATTTCAAAATAATAAAGAAATGTACAAAATATTATTATATAAATAATCTAGAAACATCAGTTATTATAAAATCAAATAAAAATGGTTTACTCAATATTTTTAATTAATATATATAATATGGACAAAGAGTTTTTAATAATTGATACTCACGAAAGTAAAAATGGTAATGTTACTGAATTTAAAGAAAGTGATGGTAAGATATTAATAAAGCATTTTTCTGGTACAAACACTGATAATTTTATTATAAAAAAATTTAATGGTAAGAAATTACATTTTTGTTTTTTTAAATTAAATAGCATCTATTACATTAATATAAATGGATGCAATATTATTGATTACAAAAATTTTATACATATACAACACATTTCTCAAAATGGAGAAAACGTATCTATAAAAAATCCATATATTGGGGAAATTGTATTATTAAATTGCGATGTTGATATAGTTCACAAAGCATTAACTGTCATGTCCGATTGGATAAAATCAAAACAATCAGTATTAAATGACATACTTTATTATATTTTTAATTAACGTACATCAAAAGTAGTTTACAAATAAAGAGAAAATTATAATCGCAAATTGAAATGTATAAAGAGTTTTTTTATACCCTTCATAATCATACCCTATACCATAAACTCTCGGTTTCCCATTTGGTTTAAATAGTATAGAAGGTTTAACTATATATGTTATAACAATAATACAAAATAAATATACTATTTTCTTTTGTATTTCTTCAGATAATTTGAACATAATTACTTTATATAAAGAAAATAATTTAAACAAAATTACTTTATATAAAGAAAATAATTTAAACAATTTAAAAATAATGAATTTACCAGAAGCTCCAGGAAGAGCTCGAAGATTATCCTATGGTAATTACATAAGAAATAATACAAGAAATCACGATAACTTTAATACAAGAAATAATACAAGAATAAATAATACAAGAATAAATAATACAAGAAATCACGATAACTTTAATACAATAAATGACGATAACTTTAATACAATAAATGACGATAACTTTAATACAATAAATGACGATATAATAATGAGAAGTGTACAAACAGTTGAACTTGTAGAAATTGAAAATATAATAGAAAAACGATTATTAATAAAAGATTTATTAAAAAAATCCAGTATATATTTTACAAAGCATTTGTTTTCATGTAGTATTTGTTTAAATGAAACTAATAAAGATAATATTATAAGAAGATTGATTTGTAGTCATGATTTTCATATAAATTGTATAGAAATGTGGTTATCAGATAATACAACTTGTCCTATGTGTAGATACGATTTAATGTAAGAGTTATTACATAATTTTTTTTTATAAATAAATAATAATAATAATGAATACTAAATCATTACAATCTCAAAATATAAAGACTGTATTCCATCCAAGTATGTTTGAACAACAACCAATAAAAGCATCAGATGAGGGTGTTCAGAGAACATTATTATCTGTCCGTGAAGAAAGAGATCAAAGATTGTCAGAAAAAGATTTTAAAAACATAGTATCTAAGGGGGTTTATAAATTTGCAACAGAAGAAGGCAATAATATTGGTAAAAACAATGCTAGACACATGTTTAAAAATTTGTATGGAGATACTCCTTTAACCTTTTTATATTTTTCTGATAGAAATGTTGATAATGTACAAAAATTATTACGATTACGTGTTTTTAAAGAAACAGAGTATGTTATAGACAATCAATCCAAAAACGAATTATTAATAGTAATGAGAGGTATATTTTTAGAACATTCATCTCATCCTCCGTTAATTCATCAAGATATGTCAAAGGATCAAGTCGAAATTTTATTAACAAAAAATACTAATGAAGTTGATAGATTAAATAAGTTACTTGTTGAAATAGTTGTTCCAAAATTAATTGTCCAATTAAAGCAATATTTTGGATATTTAAAGGATGCAAGTTCACAACCTATACCTCTTAGTCAACCGGTTAATGAGAGTACCGCTGGTAAAAAAGCTTATAAAAGTGTAACTCAAGTATTATTTGGTGGAGAATTTTAGTTAGATGTTATGATGATACCAAGAAACTTTTGGTGAAATTGTATTTATCGCACAAGCTTTTTCTTTTGATCCAGTTAATTCTATTAATGCTTCCAAGCTCATATCAACACGGTTATCAATATGACAACTAGGACATTCATCCATTACTTTTAATTTAACTTTATTATTATTATAATTAACAATAATGTCTTTTCCACAATAAGATTCTGCATTTTTTATAGCAACCCAATATTTACTTTTTGATGTATATTTAACTCCAAAAGTACCATTGAAATTACAAGGCCCGTAACTATAATTATCATTAAAAGTTTGAACTGGAGGACATCCTTGTATATCTTCACCAACTCTAAAATAAAATGTGGCTATAGTGTTAGTGTTAGTGTTAGTGTTAGTGTCAATGTTAATTGTTTCGGTGTTAATTGTTTCGGTGTTAAATGTTTCAGTGTTAAATGTTTCAGTGTTAAATGTTTCAGTGTTAATTGTTTTAGTGTTAAATGTTTCAGTGTTAATTGTTTCAGTGTTAAATGTTTCAGTGTTAAATGTTTTAGTGTTAAATGTTTTAGTGTTACTGTTTGTAATTGTAACTGTAATTGTTTTAGTATTATGTAAACAACAATTTACAAAATAAAAAAGTAAATTAAGGATCATATATATTGTTAATACAAAAGATAAATTCAAATATAACGTTGACGATTATATTATATCATTGTATATCTTGCTATAACAGTAAAGTAATGAATACTTGTAGATACACTTTGAAATGTAACTAAGGCACGTTTTTGATTTTTAACACCGAAACATGCAATATTAAAAATTGGGATAACATTTGCATCATCTGTATATCCCGACACAGATGTCATTATTTCTGTTCTTGTATCAAAAATAGTTGTTCTATTTGGTAAAGAAAATTCTATATAACAATTTTTACTATCACTGATAGGAATTGCAGTAAATGAAAAAGACAACATTGCCTCATTTATAACCGGTAATAGTTTGTTATTACTATATCCTCCAAATGTACAATTAACAGCATTACTAAATGTAATATCCGGTATTATAACAGAAGATGATACATTAATATACCCATCAACATATAGATTACCACCTACGTACAAATCCTTACTAACACTACTACCTCCGGCTACTGTCAACGAACCGCCATTTGTAATACTTGTTGAATTTGCATTGCAATTTACACTAACACCACCATTTATTATTAAACCACCAGTGCTCGAATTAGTTGAATTTTTTGTGCAATAAAAGTCGACACTATCGTTAGATATCTTTAATTGTTTAACATTGTCCCTTGTACAAAGTATCACAGAACCAGAACTTGAAGAAGAAATAAAGACATTCCCGATACTTCCAATTGAATTATTACCATGAACAACAACTTTAGCAGAAAGATTACTATTAATATCATTTGTACTAGCCGCGATCAACCCAAGGTATCCATTTGTTGTATCGGATGATATAAAATTATTGGATTTTATAGTAAATGGTGAATTTATATTAGTAGTGGTGTTAATACCTATATAACCATCGGTAGTTATAGTAAAAATCTTTTTAGCATAATCTGGTGTAATATTAAAAGCTGTAAATGTTAATGAGAACTGATCATTTACACTATCGGATAATACACCAAAACAACTACCAGTACCACTTTTTACAAAATCTATATAAGAAACAGAATTGTAATCATTCTCTAAACGTATCGTACTTACTTGTTGTTTAATATGCAAAGATTCTTTTATATCAAAATCACTTTCACCTATACCTATACTATTACCAACATACAACTTTTTTGAAATAGCAGCTCCACCTAATGTAGTTATTGTCCCACCATTTGAAGAATTTACAGAATCTGTCGTGTTTGAAATTGATAAACCACCAGTCGTATAAATACTACCATTTGATGCATTTGTACTAGAATCTGTACTAGATAAAGTTAATCCACGAACACCCATATCTACATAATCATAGCTTGTAATTTCCTTTGTTATTGTATCTCGAGTATTATATACTAAATTAAACCTTTTAATAGAATCTTGAAAATATAATGATACATATTGTGAATTGTAAAAATATACAGTATCACCATTTTTAGGATTTTGATCAGTCCATGGTATATCTATTTCAGCAATCCTTTGAGCACCATTATAAGAAACTATTTGTCTAACTTGATCAAAATTTGTACCAGATACAACCTTTATCCACCAACCGTTGTAATAATCATCAGCCGAATTTGTTAAATTACTAAACTTTACCTGAACATCATTAGCAGTTACTTGATTCGGTAATGAATCAAAAAATACATAACCATCAGATACAATCTCTCCTGATCCATCGTCATTTGATGATTGGTATCTCTGAAATGCTATACCTAGGTCACGTGAACTATCCGTATTAATAGTATTACGTCCAAATATAGGAAAAGTGTCAGATGATGAAAAATCTTGAACAACTATATCACCGCAGCTTAGAGCTATTCCACTTTCTGAATAATATGAATTGTATAATTCTGTCCAAGTATGTGTATATCCACTCATTACCCCACTTGGTGTAGTAGATATTCCTTCATTTATTATAACAAAAGGACTTTCTGTTTTATATAAAACATTTATAAAAGTTTTTGAATTTAAGGGTGTTTGTGAAAATAAGTGATACTTGTTTGATGTGTCTTGGTAAAGTGAAATAATTAAACCACTATCTATATTTAGCGTATTATGTGTTATATTATTATTATAAGATACTATTTCTACCATGTAATTATTATTTGTAAATTGAACTTTACATTTATCAGTAATTTCTCCAATATAAGTCCAAAGAGTTGAACCACTTGTATTATCTATTACATCAAACTTTCCATTTCCAATATAAGATAAAGAACCACCTATATTTAGATTCTTATTTATACCCACTCCACCAGAAACAGTTAATGCGCCATGTGTTGTAGATGTACTTGAATTTGTAGAAAATATTGTTAAACTATCCCCAATTAATACATTCTTAGATACACTTAACCCACCCATAGCAGTTATACAACCACCATTTGTAAGATTTTTTGCAGAATTTGTAGAATTAATACTTATACCTCCAGTTAAAACAAAAGAAGCTGAACTTGGTGCGCTCGAAGGAGTTATATTATTAAAAATAACAGTCCCATCACTCCCGTCTATGCTAAATACCTTTTCTATAAAATTACTTTGATTATTATATCTCGATAATGAAAATTCATTGTCGTAAATATCTCTATCTAAAGTGTATCTCAAATTTAACGTCGATCCATCGTAAAATGACATTACATTTGTATCTAGAGAATAGTAATTTGTTACACCATACACTGTATTCGATCCTCCTATATAAAGGTCACCACCAAAAGATCCACCACCTGGTGTCAATAACGCACCTCCATTATCCAAACTAGTCGCGTTTTCATCGGTTTGTAAAACTAAACCTCCAAATGTTACAAGAGAACCAGTTGATAGATTTTTAGCAGCATCTGTTGCAGTTAAAGTAAGATATGCAAAAGTACTTGAACTACTACCGCTAGCATTAATAGCACCACCTATATATATATCACCACTTATAGAAGCACCACCTAGAACAGTTAAACTACCACCGTTACCTATATTAAACGCATTTTCACCTGATCCAATAGATAATCCACCCTTAATTACAACAGCTGCTTCTAAAGATGATGTAGACGGAGTTTCATTGTAAAATACAGTATTGCCACCAACATTTAAATTTTTCTGTATACCCACCCCCCCCTCAGTTATAAATGACCCCTCTGATGTATCAGTAGAATCTACAGATGATGCAAATATAACTAAACCATCACTCTTAAATGTACCAGCTACCTCAAATGATACACTAGGTGTAGAAGTATTAATACCTACATTACCATTTGATAAAATAGTAATACGACTTTCACTATTTGTTGATAATTGAATGTTTGATGTATTATTAATAACTAGCGCGTCTGGGTATATATTATTTGAAAAATCATCATAATTCCTAGACATACCAATACTAGCCTTTGTATCTCCCGCATATGCAAATTCTATTTGGGGTCTAGAATTGGGTAGAGTAGAATTGGTGTCAGCATCTAATAAAATATTAACATCAGCTGTACTTGCTAAATGCAAATTCCCGAAAGGACTATCTGTACCTATTCCTAAAAATGAATTAGTATTATCGTAATATAAATTTGAATCCGCTAATATCCCATCTGTATCATTACCAAATAATAAATTTCCAGATGAAAAGAATGTAGAACCTGTACCACCATAAGGTACTTGTATAGTACTAGATTCCCATACACCAGTTTCAATAGTTCCCAGTTTTGTCACATGAGATTGATCACTTTTCGTTTCTAATTCTATCCCACCACCACCAGTCAACCCAGTACCAGCAATTGTACTTTTTACACGTAAAATATCATCTACTATCTCAATACTTGAATCATCTACATTTATATCAATTCTATTAAAATCCTTTGATAAACCATCACCAGCATCTACTTCACCTAAACCTGTAAATTGTACAAATATAATAGGATCTGTACCAACAATATCATCACCTGGTTCTGTATGACAAATCCAACCAGTAGATCCTTGTAGTTGACCATATTGTATAAAAACATACACGCCAGCAGCGTTATCACCGTCTATTAAATCAGAAGATCTACTTGGAATACCAGAGTCATTAATTATATACATCCCATTTTCTACTTGATTGTCTTGATCTTTAATTAAAACACGATCTCCTATTTTTAAAGTATAGCCGTCGATAACACTTTCTATAGTTAAATCCGTGTTTAAATCCATATTCGTTATTGTAGTAACTTGAACAGAATTCTTTATATACATACCACGTAATGCAGCTAAATCAACATATTCTTTTGTAGCTGCATCCTTTGATCTTATAGGTGTTTTTACATTTATAATAAAATTATCTAAAAGATCTAATGTACTGTACAATACAGTATCCCCCGCCACTCTTAAATCCTTTTGTACAGCAACACCACCAGAAACAACTAAAGCACCACTAGAAGTGTCAATAGAATTATCATCATTATTTAAATGCACATTTGTATTTGTAATTAAAGCGTTATCATTTACACAAAAGTTATCAATATTATTCACTACCAAACTACCATTTACAAAAATTTCTCTTTGGATTGTATCTATATTAAATACAACATTTTCAGATGTATCATGTATCCCCAGTGCATTCTCAGAATCTACATTGGATTTAAATGTACCATTTGTTATAATGTTTTTTACAACACCTAAACCACCATATACAATAAATGACGCAGTAGAAGAATTTGTAGCTGATTCCGTACCTTTTAAACCAAAAGTTCCAGATGATGTAATATTTCCAGTATCTGCCTCAATACTAAATAATTCAGTCTTACAGTCGTCACTTGTTACAACAAATTTAGGTTTATCTCCTTCTTCACCATATTCGCTATATTTAGGTATATTTAATGATAAAACTCTACCAGAATTAAGAGTACTATATCCTCTACCAATTGAATAACCACTCTTTTCATCCACATTTGTCTTTAATTGTAATAAAGATTGGAAATTTATATCTGATATACTTTTTATATTCAAAGACCCACTTAATCCATCTCCTGTATTTATATCAATTCCACCAGAATCTGTCGTATCAATCTTTAAAAGATCTTGTGATCCCTTTGATACAATTAAAGACATCCCCTCTATTTCCGTATCTACTACTAAACCAGTCTTTGTATATATAGTTTTCTCCACACCTATACCACCTAATGTATATATAGAACCTGATGTACCAGTTCCGCTATCATTTTCACATGTTAAATATAAATCTGTTTCTACTATTTTTATATTGTTTTCTGCACTGATTAGTAAATTACCAGTATATTCTTTTATATATTGTAAAGAACCACCAAAAGTTATAGGTATATTACTTGTTATATTTATTTTACCACTTGGATTAAGGTATATATCATTAGCAGATAGTATACTTAGATCATCGTTACTATCAGATAATATTTGTTGAAATCCACTGTTTCCAAATTTTATACCAGTATCAGTAGATACACATACATTTAATCCTTGTCCAGGAACTAAATAAATATTATTACCAGCATTTACACTAAGATCATTCAGTAAATTCGCACTAATCTGTTGATTTGAATTTGAAAAAACTAAAGGTATATCTACAGGTAATTTAACTCTTCTAGCTTCACCAGGTTCTAATAAAATATCTTCACCACCACCTATAACCATATTATTAGAACTGTCTGTATAAATTTGTTCGTATTCTGTAGCAAATGTAATTGGTACCTGATTTGGTATACGTATTTTTTTATTCGTATTTATAATAAAATCTACATTACCCTCATTCATTATACTAATATCTTTTGTTATACTATCCGCACTAATACTCCCCGATGTACTACCCAATGCTATTAAACTATTATATGGAAAAATTGTATTACCTGTAGGTGACATCGTGATATCAACCGGTGACACAAATGTTAAATTATTACTATCATTAAATATACTACTTTGATACGAATCATCCGATCCTCTTATAATTATTTTCCCATTACTCCATATATCTTTCTCTATACCTATTCCACCATTTACAATTATACACCCAGTACTCGCACTGGTGGTATTTGTACTCGATGTTTGTATTAAATCAATAGATATATCACCTTTTGACTCTATTCTTTTTGTAACATCGTTCCACGTCATTATACCATTTTGTAAAGGATAGTCTTCTCTATTGGCAACAGCCTGTAAATTACTAATAACTCCAACTTTAAACATTTCATCCAATTCATTATAGACCATACGGTAATTCTCGAGTACACCTCTATTAATTTCTATACCAGATTGATTTAATGTAATACCTTCACCAGTCTCTAATCTATTTAATACTACAATATTATCTTCGAATTCAATTACGTTTGTATTGAGAATTGTTGTATTCCCCTCTACATATAAATTACCCTGAACTGTAGTTTCACCTGACACTATCAAATTTGCAAATGTAGGTGAATCTGTCGTTTTTACACCTTGGTTTAACCACAAGTCATGTCTGGATACTATACCATATACATCTTGAGAATTTATCCTATTATTTATTACAGGTTTTGGCATATCTATTACTCAATATTAGTAAAAAAATTAATTACTATTTACGAAATAAAATTGAAATAATAATGGGAGATATACAACTTTTAAATGTCTGGATCACGCACAATAGAAGAAACTTATAAAAAATTAAGTCAAAGAGAGCATATTTTACATCGTCCTAATATGTATATTGGTGATACTAAAAAAACTTTGGAAGAAATGTGGATTTTTAACAAAAATATTAACAAAATGCAAAAACGTATTGTGGAATATACTCCAGCTTTTTTAAAAATTTTTGATGAAGTTTTAACTAATGCATTAGATCATTCTAATAGAGATACTACTGTATCTATTATTAAAGTAGACTATAATACAGAAACTGGGGAAATTATTGTATTTAATAATGGTACAGGTATTCCTGTTATAGAACATAAAGAACAACATATATATGTACCAGAATTAATATTTGGACACCTTCTTTCTGGTAGTAATTATGACGATAAACAGAAAAGAATTGGCGCAGGGGTAAATGGTTTGGGTGTAAAATTAAGTAATATTTATAGTAAAAAATTAGAAATTGAAACCATAGATTCGGAAAGAAATCTGCGTTTTGTACAAGAATTTTCTGATAACATGGAAAATAAATCAAAACCAAAAGTAACAAAAAATTCTGGTAAAAGTTTTACTAAAATTACTTTTATACCAGATTATAAAAAATTCAATATGAATGGTCTAGAAAAAGATGCTATAACACTTATTGATAAACGTGTTTATGATTGTATAGCTTGTACAAATAAAAATGTATCTGTATTTTTAAATGGAGAAAAAATTAAAGGAAAAGGTCTAGTTGATTATGCAAATTATTTTTTCAATACACAAAAAGATGGAGAACTAGTTAAAATGTATTATGATAGTTTTATTCAAAAAGACATGATTTGGGAATTTATTATTGTTCCTAATGATGAATATACGCAAATTTCTTTTGTAAATGGTAATTCTACTTATGTAGGAGGTAAACATGTAGATCATATAATTTACCAAATTACTACAAAGTTGAAAACACTTTTAGAATCAAAAAAGAAATTGAAAGACGTAAAACCAGCAATGATCAAAGAACGTTTATTTTTATTCTTAAGAGCAACTGTTGTTAATCCACAATTTAGTTCACAGACAAAGGAACAATTAACAACACAATCAAAAGACTTTGGTTGCAAAATTGAAGTATCTGATAAATTTATCGATAAATTATGGAAAAGTTCTATTATAGAAGAAATTGTTCAAACTTATAAATTAAAAGAATCTATGGATCTTGCTAAAAAAACAGATGGATCTAAAAAAAATAAAGTTTATATACCAAAATTAGAAGATGCACTTTGGGCTGGCACTGCAAGATCATCCGAATGTAGTTTAATTCTCACAGAAGGTCTTTCAGCTATGACTTTTGCAATGTGGGGAAGATCTATAGTTGGACCTGAACGTTACGGGTGCTGGCCATTAAAGGGAAAAGTATTGAATATTCGAGATGCAAGTATTTCACAGTTAGCCAACAATGAAGAAATAAATAATCTTAAACAAATTCTTGGATTAAAACAAGGAAAAGAATACAGTGATACTAACGATTTACGTTACAACAAAGTAATGATTCTTACTGACTCTGACGTTGATGGAAGTCACATCAAAGCTCTTCTTATAAATTTTTTCCACTATTGGTGGCCTAGTCTTGCTAAACTTGATTTTATTCAAACTATTAGAACACCTATTGTAAAAGCAATCCGTGGTAAAAAAATTATCGAGTTTTTTACAGAACAAGACTATCATAAATGGAAAAATATAAATGATATTTCTAATTATCAAATTAGGTATTTTAAAGGATTAGGTACTTCTAAAAAAGAAGATGCTCAAGATACTTTTCGTAGAATGGATGAACTCAAAATTGATTACTTTTATAAAGATAAAAAATGCGACGAATCTATAGAATTAGCCTTTGAAAAAGACAAAAATATAGCTAAATGTAAAGGTAAAAGTGAAGAAGTTGAAAGTACCGATGGTGATGGTGATGGTGATCGTGATGGTGATCGTGATGGTGATCTCGGAGAAAAACAAATTGTAAAATGTTCTGATAAACGTAAACGTTGGTTGGCACAATATGATAAAAATAGTTATATTGATGTAACAGAAAAACGCGTTAGTTATACCGATCTAATTCACAAAGAACTTGTTCACTTTTCCATTTATGACAACTTGAGATCTATACCAAGTATATGTGATGGTTTAAAACCGAGTCAAAGAAAAATTTTACATTACATGTTGAAAAAAAATATTACCAAAGTTGTTAAAGTTGCTCAATTATCCGGTTACGTATCTGCTGAAACAGGATATCATCACGGTGAAGCTTCTTTACAAGGAGCTATTATCAATATGGCACAAGATTTTGTTGGATCTAACAATATAAATCTATTGTATCCAGATGGAAATTTTGGCTGCTTAGATCCAAATACTGAAATTTTATTATGGGATGGAAGTATTAAAAAAGCAAATGAAATAATAATTGGAGATAAATTAATCGGGGATGATGGTAAGATTAGAACAGTTCTTAAAACTACTAAAGGAGAAGATATAATGTATAAAATAATAACCAATAAAAATAAAAGTTATATAGTAAATAGTAAACATATATTGACATTAAAATATACTCCTAATAAGAAAATTTATTGGAAAGAATCTTCTAAATCATGGAATGTAGCTTATTTTGATATAATAAAAATGAAAGAGTGTTATAAACAATTTATGACAAAAGAGTCATCTAATATAAAAAACACATACAATAAGTGTTTATTATCAAAAGAAGAAGCCTATGAAAAAATTATAAATTTTGTTAATAATATAAAAGATTCATCTGACAATGGTATTTTTGATATAAAGGTAGAAGATTTTTTAAAATTACCAAAATCTACCAAAGATAATTTCTATTCAATTAATAATTCATCTTGTATTGATTGGAATCATAAAGACTTACAAATTGATCCATATATATTAGGATCTTGGTTAGGAGATGGTAATTCAAAAGGTTCTGGTTTAACATCAATTGATGAAGAAGTACCAATTAACTATATAATAAACTCAAAAGAGAATAGATTAAAATTATTGGCAGGATTAATTGATACAGATGGTACAGTAAAATATCAAAATAATTATTGTCAAATAGAAATTTCTCAATCAAAAAGATTGAGGCATCATCTAATCAAAACCATACAATTTTTATGTCATACATTAGGTTTTAAAACAAGTATATCAATAAATAAAAACCAAGGAATATTAACAAAAAAAGGTGAAGATATGACTATGTCGAGTTTATTAATATATGGTAAAAATTTGCATGAAATTCCAACTAAAATTTTTAGAAAACAAATTAAAAATTACGAGTTAAATAGAGATTCGTATATAGAATCTTTTAAAATTGAATGTATAGGAAAGGGAAAATTTTGTGGATGGCAATTAGATGGGAATGAAAGATTTATAATGAATAATTTTATTGTAACACATAATAGCAGACTACTTAGTGGAAAAGATGCTGCCAGTCCAAGATATATTTATACACGTCTTTCCGATATTACAACAAAAATTTTTGATAAAAAAGATTCCAATATATTAAGTTATCTCGAAGATGATGGATTATCAATTGAACCAGAATGGTTTCTTCCTGTAATACCAATGGTTTTAGTTAATGGATGCGAAGGAATTGGAACTGGGTATTCTACATATATTCCACCTTTTAATCCAAAAGATATTTTTTCAAATCTATTACGTGTACTAGATGACCTTGAACCATTACCTATGACACCTTATTTTAAAAATTTTAATGGTATATTGGAAAGTATAGAAAACGGGTCCTTTATAACTAAAGGAAAATGGGAAAGGACAGGTGAATCACAAATCAAAATTACAGAATTACCAGTTGGAACAGCTGTTACAACTTATAAAGAATTCCTTGAATCATTAATTGAAGGAGCATCTGATAAAATAAAGAATACAACTAAAAGTAAATCTAAACCTAAAAGTATTCACTTGAAAGATGTTAAAAATAAAACAAAAGATGAAAATAGCGAAATCTGTTTTATAATAGACTTTAAAAATTCACACGAATTGGATGATCTTTTAAAGAAAAACGAACTTGAAAAATTATTAAAATTATCAAAGACATTCGGAACTAATAACATGTATCTATTTAGCGAAAATTTAATCTTGACAAAATATAAAAATGCAAACGATATCTTATTGGACTTTTTTGATATTAGATTGGAATATTATGAAAAAAGAAAATCATTTCTTATAAAGCGTTTAACAAATCAATTAACTTTACTAAATTCTAAAGTTAGATTTATCAACGAATACATTGATGGATCTTTAGATATCAATAGAAAAAGCAAAGATTATATTGTAAAACTATTGGAAGAAAATAAATACCCTAAATTAAGTTTTAACATTGACACTGATGACACCGATGACACTCAAGATAAAGAAAAAAGTTATGATTATCTTGTAAAAATGCAATTAGTATCTTTATCTTTGGAAAAAATTAAAGAACTCCAAAATCAAACAGATTCTAAACAAGCAGAATTGGGTATTTTACAATCAAAAACACACAAAGATTTATGGAAAGATGATTTACATTCCATTCTTAAATTAACACATATTTAACTACTACTACTACTACTACTACTTTGATCACTTATCACCTCATGATCATTTTGATTATTTTAAATAAAAAAACAGAATTGTGTATTTTTTTTTTATTTTGTAATAGTATACCCCCCAATGACTGATAACTCGCCAATACAAAATATAGAAATAGAAGATAAAAATATAGAAATAGAAGATAAAAATATAGAAATAAAAGATAAAAATATAGAAATAGAAATAGAAATTTCAACTGACTCTAGTTCTAGTTCTAGTTCTAGTTCTAGTTCTAGTTCTAGTTCTAGTTCTAGCTCTAGCTCTAGCTCTAGTAGCTGTGGTTCGTAAACAACCTTAACAACAACCTTAACAACAACCTTAACAACAACCTTAACAACAACCTTAACAACAACCTTAACAACAACCTTAACAACAACCTTAACAAC